ACCGATGACGGAGACGCTTGCCGTCCCGCTGTCGTCCTTCGTGAGGGACTCCTTCGTCCGGGCGGCGATGGTGATGTCGTCCTGGGTGCGTCCCGCCAGGGTCTTGCCCCCAATCTTGAATGCGATGTTGTAACCTTCTACTGCCATTGTCTTGTCTTGTTATAGGGTTATGCAACCGTGACCGCACCCGTCACCCGGAAGTCCACCGTCAGGGTGGCCTCGTCGGATGCGTTGGAGGTCTCGGAATAGTTCGTGATGATGCACTTGCCGGAGAGCGTAGAACCGCTTGCCGTCAGGTACTTGAAGTCAAGCACGGCGGCGGTGGCGGTCTTCAGCGCGTTCGCCAGCATGGAGTCCCGCGTGATGGCCGTGGAGGAAGTGACATCCACCAGGGCCGTGGCGCGGAATGTGACGTCCTGACCGATGACGGAGACGCTTGCCGTCCCGCTGTCGTCCTTGGTCAGGCTTTCGCGGGTACGTGCCGCGATGGTGAGATCGTCCTGGGTACGCCCTGCGATGGTCTTGTAGGCCGTCCCCACCTTGATCTGGAATGAAATGTTGTAGCCTTGTACTGCCATGATTATTCGTTGTTACTTGGTTCTTCCTCCTGGGCCTCCTCTCCGTTCTGCCGCAGCAGGTAGTTGAGTTCGATGGTCCAGATGTCGTTGGAGCAATCCTTGTCGACGGCGATGAGCCGGGAGCTGTAGACCTCGTCGTTCATCCCGTCCTCGATGGCGTCCTCGATGGTGCCGCGCAGGGTGTCTGCCTGGCTGAAGACGTCGGACACGATCCGGACGTAGGTCTCGCCGCTGAAGCCGTAGACGCCGTCCTTGGTGCGGAGCGGGTTCACCGTCATCTCGTAGGTGACGAACGGATAGCCCTGCACCTCGTCCTCGGAAAGGCGGATGTTTATTTCCTCCGCGGCGATGGTCGCCACGAGCTTGGTGCGGAGTGTCTCGTTCATCGGTCGTATATCTTGTTTTCCTGTTCTTTCAATGACTTCGAGAAGGCGTCCATGAACGGACCTTCCCATCCTGCGATGGCATCCTCGAAGAATTTCTCGGCGGGCTGTCCGATGTTGTTCCGTCGTCCCCTTACGCGGCGCTTGACTGGCTGCTGGAAGTGGTGGCTCTGGTCCCGCCGTGTCAGCGTTCCGTAGTTCTTCCAGTAGGCCTTGAACCAGTCGGCGACCTGCGAACTACCGTTCGTCTTCCCCTTGTTGAAGAGTCCGACGAGGGCGCCGAGGTTCCCGCTGACCTGTCCCTTGAACACCTTGTACCGGACAAGCCTCCGGAAGCGGGCCGGGGTCTTCTGCCGGATCTGGCGGGAGGTTGCCTTCGACGCATCCCGCATGGCCGTCCTCGTCATCTTCACGAGGTTGGCCGGAGCGGCGTCCAGACAGCGCAGGCAGTCGTCCAGTCCCTCTATGCTTATCGACCCGGCCATCAGCTGATAGCGTGGAGGGTGAGGACGCACAAAGGGGAGACGCGGGAAACGGGGTCGATGCCGGTGATCTCGTAGGTCACGCCGGACACCACCACGCGCCAGCGGGTCGTCAGTTCCGCGATCTTGTAGATGGTCAGCTGGATGTACTGGCCCTCCTCCAAATTGGTGTTGGACACCAATTCATTGACGTTCAAGTCAACCTTCGCGAACACCTCGCTGTGGTCGGAGAACGTGAAGACCTTCGCGCCCTGGCTCCCGGTAGTGATCACGCACTCCCGGATGGTCACCTTCGTGTCGAGGTCGCCGATGTTAATCTTGTTCTCCATCGTCGAGTCCCCAGCTGCGATAGGGGCGGAGCAAGTTCTGGGAGGCCTTTGTCAGGACCTCGACAGGGTCCGCCGGGTTGTTGAAGAGGGAGGTCGCGTGCATCAGGATGGCCGCCTTCATGTCGGCGGGGATGCAGTTGTAGCCCGCGGTGTAGACCAGCTCCATCGTGGAGCCGGACACACCCGATCCGACGGAAAGGGTGCGCCCGTTCACGGTGTAGTCGGTTACCGCCGTCCCGTCCACCTCAAGGCTCTCCACGTCGATGTTGGGGACCTTGAGGGAAAGGGAAACGGTGAAGGGACCTTCGACGACAAATTGCGACCGGATTATCACCTTCCCGATGTGGTGCTCCGCATGGCGGACCGCCGCCATGAGTTTGGAGTATAACTCCGCATCAAGGTCGTCGGACGTCATGCGGATGTGGCGCTTGAACTCCGCGAGGAGGTCGTTGGCCTGCATCGAAACGATGGTTCTCTGGGTCGTCATTTGTCTATCTGAGTTTAGGTGGTGGAGATGTCGACGATCTTCGCGAAGGCGTTGGCGTGACGCACGGCCACGTCGTGGTAAGCGATGGCGGTCACCTCGAGGACGCCGGCCTTCTTGGCGGTGTACGGGTCGATGATGAACTGGAGGCCGCCGCCCCACGTCGCGCAGATGACCTGGCTCCAGGCACCGAAGAGGGCCGCGGAGAGGTTGGAGCCTGTGCTCTTGGTGAGGTTGCTCGGGAGGGCGTTGCTCAGGTAGAACGGGTAGCCGTTCACCTTGCCGTCGTTAAGCAGGTAGTACGGGTAGCCGTTCACCTGCTGGATGGTCTTGAGCTTGCCCATGACCTTGGCGTTGGAGACGTAGGCCAGGGAGCTGTCGAGGAGGCCGTTGTCCTCACCGACAGCCTGCTCCATCTCGACGAGCTTGGCGTAGGTGATGGCGCCGCCGGTCCCAGCGATTTCCACGGTGTTGCCCGCGGAAGCCATGACACCCGAAGGCTGGCCGCTGGAGCCGGAGCCGGCGAAGATCGCGGCGTCAAGGGCGGCGGCGTGGGCCTTTACCATGTCGTCCATGATGAGGGCGTCGACGGAGTGGGAGTTCTGGTGCATCAGGTCGTAGGTGATGCCCTGGAGGATCTGGAGGCGCTTCGGCGAGAGCGTGGTCTTCGCATAGGCAGGGTATGCCTTGGAAGCGTCGACATCCTCGGCGACCCAGGATGCGTCAGCGCCACCGGTCACGATGTTCAGGTTGCCCACGAGGTTGTTGATGAAGCGGACGCCAAGTTTCTCGGCGAGGAGTTCGCCGCGGAGCTTGCCCTCGTAGGAGAGGAACATCTCCTCCTTGAAGGCGTCACCCTTGCCGCTGTCCGTGGCGTTGGTGTCGTAGTAGGTACGGAGGGCGAAGGACGGGATGTAGACGGAGTTGGCCGCGGGGTTGATGCCGCTGCGCTTGAACTCGGCCTCTCCTTCCTTTGCCATGTCAGCCTCGAGGCCGGTCAGGTTGTCGTGCTGGGCCTCGCGCAGGAACTTGGAGATGGAGAAGCGACGGACGTCCTTCTCTTCCTGGGGAGTGAGGACGCGCTGGTTGGCGAGGGCCTTGCGGGCGGCCTCATCGATCTGGGCGTCCTGAAGCTCACGGGTGAGAGCTTCGATGTTCTCTGCCATGGTCTTTCTTTCTTCCCCCTGGCAGCCCTCGAACTCGCGCATCTTGCTGTCGAGTTCGGCGGAAATCTCGTTGGAGTTTCTCATTGTTTGATGATTTTTTGTGCCAAAAGGGCTCGGGAGGCCCTGGCGATTGTTGATGTATAGTCTTCGGAAGGCTCGGCGGAGACGGTCGCCTCCTCGCTCACTTCCGCGGATATTACTTCCGGCTCATCCTCCGCCACGTCCCAGGTGGCCCGCTCCTCTTCGAGGGACCGCTTCAGGGCGTTGGCGTTGGAGGGGATATTGACGACGGACACCTCGAGGAGTTCCTGACCGCCGTAGTAGTATACGGCAGGATCTTCCCCGCGCTCCTCGTCACCCTTGTGGCCTTTGGCCGTGGCACGGAAACCAACGGACACGGCGTTGAGGGTGCCGAACTGGATCTTGCGCCAGATCTTGTCGGCTCGTTCGTTGAGTTCTTTCGGCTCGAATGTGATCCGTACCACGAGCTTGTCGTCGTCGACGAAGGCCTCGCCCTTGCCGATGATGTCGTCGGGATCGGCGGACTTTGTCCAGCTGTCGCCGTAGACGTCGTGCATGTAGCCGACGATGCCGTTCTTTTCATAGCGCCGGAGGTCCCACTTGTCCACCGGGAGGACGGTCCCGTAGGAGTCTACGGAATTGTCGGAGGCCACGAACTCGATGGTCCGTTTCTCCTCGTCCATGGACCGGATGACAGGTGCATCCTGCCAGCGCCGCAGAATCTTGTTTTCCATAGCGCGATATGTTAGGAAGCTGCGGTCGTCACGTCGATGGAGCTGCCGTACTGGTATTCTCCATCGAACTTGACATACAGCTTGATGTTGTACTTGG